CAGCTTGAGTAAAAAGTTTCCCAAGATGATGCAAGATGAAACAATTATGTTTGAAAAGATTGCTGAAATTGAAGCAGAAAATAAAGCTCTCGAACAACAAGAAATGGATATCGAAGAGCGCAAAAAAGATCTCGAACAAGATCGCAAGATACTCGAGCTCAACGAAAACCAAGTAAAAAAATATCAAAACGAAATATCTGAACACAAAGAAACACTCCGCCAATTAAAACTACAGGCACAAAAAGAACTACTCAACCAAGAAGACACATCATCCATTCTCGCCGAGATAGAACAATTAAACAATCAAAAGCTCAATGCGAAAAAAGAAATAGACGAAATAAAGTCAGAGAAAAAAGAAATTTTAAGCAAAGCAGATGAGGCCATATCTTCAGCAAAAGAAATTAAATCTGTGCTAGGCAATCATAATAAAAATAAAAAACAAATTGAAGAACTAAAATCAGAAATATGCATAAATCAAAAACAATTCGAAACCCTTAAACTAGAAATTCAGAGCATTGAATCTCAAAACTCCAAACTCTTAGCCAACAACGAAACACTTCTAAACGAAAATAAAAAACTATCAAAAATAGATCCATCCTTGCAAGAGAAACTAAATGAAGTAATGCACCAAAAGAACGAATTATTACAAGAAAACATTAACCTCAAGAAACAAAAGTTATTTACAATACAGATCTCTTCAGTAGACAACAAACATTTTCAGCTCACCGTTCCGTCAACTATCAGCGGGAAACATGTGTTTCAAAAAGAAGAAGGTTATCTCGAAGAGCAAATAAACAACCTAATTAAATTAAGTTTTGAATTAGATCAAGAATGCCCAGAAAGAAACAAAGTAGAGCTTGAAGCGATATACAATAAAAAAATTACAGCTTTATTTGACCCGCGCATGAGTAACGCGGACTACAGGAAAAATCGACCGAATTATATCTTTCAGGCTTGACTTTTAAATTAAAATCAGTTATGCTGGTTTCGTGAAAAAGTTAAACAAACGAGATTTAATCAAAAAACTTGTTATCGAACCCAAGAGCCAAAAGCGCATGTTTTGGGCTCGGGAGATGAAGCTACTCAATGACTTAATCGAAATGTTTCCGAATCAAGAATTTTGGAAAAAAGTGTCAATTAATCTTGTTCCCTCTCTTGCTGTATTAAGATCGGGCCAAGGACTAAAAAAAATACAAAAAAAATATCGAGAATTTAATTATAAAATTCCACCCAAAAGAGAAATACCGCTTGGAAAAAAAAGTGGAGACGATAAGATAATTTCGAAAAAACCAAAAACAATACGACAATTCATAGATGACTAAAACAAAAGAAATTCAAACAACTGAGCAAATTGCAAAGTTCCTATCTGACAAAGATAACCAGAAGTATCACTACAACTTTTGCGAAGCGGAAGATTATAAAATTCCAAGCGGCAGCTTAAACCTAGATATCGCACTTGGCGGCGGGCTGCCAAACGGCGCGCATCGCTTCACAGGCATTAATGAAGGTGGAAAAACAAGTTGCGCAATGACATTCGCAAAAAACTTTCAAAAACACTTTGGAGACAAAGGCATGATCATTTATATCAAAAGCGAAGGTCGCCTTAGCCCTGAAATGATTGAGCGTGTCGGAATTGATACAGATCCAAATAAATTCTTTTGTTTTGATTGTAATATATTTGAAAAAGTTTTTGAATTGATTCGCGAGCTTGTGTTTCAAAATGAAGATGATAAAAGATATATGTTTATTATTGACAGTGTTGATGCTCTTTGCAGGGTTGGAGATATTGACAAGCCATTTGCAGAAAGCGAACAGGTAGCAGGTGGCGCATTAATTACATCGGTATTCTTAAAAAAAATGGTTTTACCCATCACCAAAATGGGTCACACAATGATTCTGACAAGTCAGGTACGCGTAGAAGTTGCAACCAATCCATATGCTGCTCGCGGCGGACCAAAAGTAAAACAAGCAGGCGGAAATGCGATCAAGCACTATGCAAACTTTATTCTTGAATTTGAAGAGCGATACAACTCAGATTTAATTTTTAAAAATCCTACAGCAAGTAAACTCGAAGACAAAGGAGAACCAATTGGTCACTACTGTAAAATTCGCTTCCGCAAAAGCGTAAATGAAAAAACAGGATCAACCGTTCGCTATCCAATTCAATACGGCAAAAAAGACGGCAAGTCAATCTGGCGAGCGCGGGAAATATTAGACATGCTTTATCTATTTAAATTGATCGACAAGAAAGGTGCTTGGATTTCTGTAAGCGAAGATCTTATATCAGAACTTTCCGACAAAAACTTTGAAATCAATGAAAAGTTTCAAGGAGAACAACGTCTCATCGACTTTCTCGAAGAAAACGAAGAGCTCTCAGACTTTCTTTACGAAGACTTTCAGAAGTTAACCAATGCGCTTTAAAACCTTAACAGGCGCAGTTCGCACTGTTAAGAAAGCAAAAAAACATCTGATCAATTGGGACGGCCCAAGCCGCAGTAAAATACAATTCAACGCAAAGCAGTTCCTCAAGCAATACTGGAGCAAACATATTGTGTTTGAAGAGTTTCCTGTGGCTGGCACAAAGTTGTCGCTCGACTTCTACAACGCAAATAAAAAAATAGCAATAGAAGTACAAGGCAAACAACACACAAAATACGTCCCATTCTTTCATGGCAAAAATAAAATCAATTATCTCAATCAATTGAAGCGCGATCAAGACAAACTAAAGTTCTGTGAAATCAATGATATACAACTCGTCGAAATATACGACGGAGATGAATTGAATGAAAAACTTTTCGAAAATTTTGGTGTTAATCTGTAGTTCGTGTAATATATAATATGAATGACGAAAATATTGACCCAGAAAACTTAGGTAGATTTTGTCTGCCAGAAAGCATCGTAAATCAGTTGTTTGAATTTACAGGATCGACAGGAGGAGACAGCGGCTTTATTTTAAGCTTTGTGAACCAAGATGGGCTCCCCTCGGTGATCACCAAAGCAAACTCTCCAATTATTGAAATGGGATTGCGAAAAGCTTTAGAGCAATACCTCGACCAAGTCTCTGCACAAGAGATAGAACTAAACTTCCCCAACGATCTCGGGGACGAAGAAACGCCTTGACTTTCTAAACTATTTGTGCTAAGATGTAAGAATGATTTATTCTTACGAACTTGAACAGCACCTAATCGCAGGACTCATAAAACACCCTGAATCCTATCCACTCATTGCAGCATTCATAGATCAGAATGATTTTTTTGATAAAAACTCTATAGTTAATCGAACAATTTTTTGTGTCTTGAGACAAACATTGGAGGAGGGCGACGCTCTAGACGAAGTATTACTGGCGCAACGAGTACAATCGCTTAATATTTCATTTGAAGACAATATAAATATTGCGGACTACATCAAAGCTTTATCCATGCGGCAAATTTCAAAAGAAGGGGTGGCTAAAGCAGCAAAAGAGTTGAAAAAATATAGCGTTAGGCGAGAAATACATGATGCATCTATTCAGGTAGCAAAGAACATGAAATCGATCAGTAGTAGCGCATCATTTGATGATATTGTTGGCGAGGCAGATAAAGTATACAATGATAAAGTGAATCTTTATGAGATTGGCTCAAACAAACCAGAGAATCTTTTTGATGAAATGGAAGACTTTATCGAGGATCGTGGAAACAATCCGATTGATGAATTTGGATTGATGGGCCCACATCAACGAGTCAACGAGCTTTATGGGTCGCTCTTTCGACCAGGAAACATTACCGTGGTTGTTGCTCGTGCAGGTGTTGGTAAGACACAATTCTGTATGGATTTTTGCACCAAAGTTTCTGCGATTAATAACAATGTACCAATTCTTCATTTTGATAATGGTGAAATGAGTAAAGAGGAATTAATTATTCGCCAATGCTCTGCTCTATCTGGAGTTCCCATGCATCTTCTTGAAACTGGTCGTTGGCGACAAGCAGGAGAAGAAATTGTAAACAAAGTGCGGGATACGTGGAACCGCGTAAAAAACTTTAAATTTTATTATTACAATGTGGCAGGTCATAGCATTGACAGCATGATCAATATTATTCGCAGATTTTATTATTCAGAAGTTGGTCGAGGTAATCCAATGTTGTTTAGTTTTGACTACATTAAAACTACATATGAAAGACAGAATGGTGCGAGTAGTTGGGAAACGGTTGGCCGAATGGTGGATAAATTCAAACAACTCATCCAAAAAGAATTATGCTTTAATGGCAAGCCTGCGGTGGCTATGCTTACAAGTGTGCAAAGCAATCGTCTTGGTATCACCAACAACAGAAACTCTGAAAATGTTGTGGACGATGAAAGTATCGTTTCGCTTAGTGACCAAATTACCCAGTTCTGTTCGCACTTGTTTTTGCTTCGGCAAAAGACAATGGATGAAATACAATCCGAACCAGACGGCTTTGGCACGCACAAATTTATATGCTTGAAATATAGATGGCTCGGCAAAGATGTACATCGCGCATTACAGCCAGTAGAAATGCCAGACGGAAGCAAACGCAAGAACTATATCAATCTCCACATGGAAAACTTTAACATTGAAGAGCGTGGCGATCTACAGGATCTTGTTGAACATATGGATTCTGACGGGGTTGGAGCGCTAATGGGAGCTGGCGACGAAGTGCCTGATCTATAATGAGTCCGGAAAAAATAAAAGATTCGCTCATTCAATTGGGTTATAAACTCGCAGATCGTGGATCGTATTGGCAAACAAACGCTATCTTTCGAAATGGAGACAACAAAACTGCAATTCAAATCTACAAGAATACAGGAGTATGGAAGGACCATGTGCAGAACAGCACATTCTCTCCGTTCAGCAGGCTCGTCGAAATTACACTTGGAACAAACGACAAAAACAGACTCAAGCAATTTCTTGACGAAGATGATCTTGGAGACAATTACAATAGATTAAACAATTCAGAAAAATTAGAAATGGAAGAAATATATCCAGAAAACTGTTTAGACAGACTGTTACCGCATTATAAATTTTATAATGATCGCGGCATATCAGAAGAAACTTTAAAGTCGCTCAAAGGCGGGTATGCTACAACAGGAAAGTTATACGGTCGCTTTGTGTTTCCAATATACAATGAGCATAAGCAGATTCACGGATTCTCAGGGCGCGATATGAACTCTTCTGGCAATCGACCCAAGTGGAAGCATGTGGGACGCAAGACAAGCTGGATTTACCCGCTCTATGCGAGCCCAGAGGCAGAGCATGCAATCAATGAAACACAATCAGTTATTCTTGTTGAAAGTATCGGCGATCTGCTCAACTTGAATGAACATGGATACAAAAATGTACTTGTCACTTTTGGACTCGATGTATCAACAAA